TCATTACCTTTGCATAACTTTCGGCAACTTTACTCGCTTCAATGACATCCTCATCTAAAGCACTTCTATTGGCTTGTGATGCTGTCCATACTGGAACTTGTAACTCACCAGCCAAACCTCGTAAATCTTCATATATGTTACCTAATGCATGTCTCATCTCTTGTGACTTATGAACATCCCTCATAATATCGGCATAATCAACCAATACCATATCTATATTAGTTCCAAATGTGATTACCTTTTTCAAATGAGCAGATAATGTATTTACAGTACACGATTTAGTCGGATAATACTTAATAGTCAAATTACCATCAAGTTTGAATAACTTCTCCATTACTTCATCTTTATGATATTTAAGATTTTGACTCTCTACACCACTAAAAATACTATCGTATCGTAATCCAACATATGCTTCATTTAATTCTAATGTATAATGTACAACATTCAACCCTTTAGATATAGCATAAGCACCCATAGCACTCAATACCCAAGACTTACCAATACCAGCAGGTGCCACAACAACACCTAACTCACCTTGTCCTAATCCACCTTGCATTAATTCATTCATTATATCCCAAGGTGTAGGTGATGTAATACGAGCAGACTCTTCATATCTGGCATCAATGTCCACTAAATACTCATGACCTAAATTTCTCTCAACACCAGCTTGCATAGCGTCATCTATTAAACTTTTTATCTCATCACTATCACCATCTCGTTCCAAAATCTCAGCTGACTTGACTATGGCATCTTTTAATACTTGTGATTTATGAAAATCCAATGCCTTGTCTTTAACATAGTCAAGATCTGTCGCTTCCATATTTTGAAACACTTGTTTTAACACATCCTTGACATTAACCACGAGTAAATCAGAATCTATCTCTTGAATTTTAATCTTAAAGACTTCCATCGTAATGGTATCTTTATATTCATTATAATATTCTCTTATTTCATTTATAATCCAACGAAAAGCATCATTACTGGTATATTTACCATCTAATATATCTACAATTTGTTCTAAGAATAATTTATCTGTAATTAAACAAACAATAAACTTGACTTGAAAGGAATATCCATATTCTGATATTTTTTTAGTTTTATTCATTTCTTATTCTTCCAATAATGGTCTAATATATTAAATTCTGTCAACCAATTATCAAAATTTGGTATTTGTCCCCATAATTTATCCTTTACGAACAATGTTTGTAACTGAAATTTAACTAACTTGGGTGCTAATGAATTAACGGCATCTACAATCTTCAATTTAGTTTGATTTTTTATATTTGGATTTTGTAATTGCATTAATACATAATTTCTTTTTACTATATATTCATTTTTTACCAACATATCCGATACTCTTGTGGATTTTGACTTAGCAGAATCCAACATATCTTTAGTATCAAATTCTTTATCCTCTATTAAGACAGGAAATTCTTTTACTAAAGTTTTAACACCAATTCCCATTACGCCAGGTACACCATCTGATTTATCCCCATCCACAACCCTACAAGTTAATACATTTTGTGGGTAAACTCCAAACTCTTTTCTTATCAATTCTCTATCATAAGTTATTTTTTTGGTAGGTGAGTATAATTCAACTCTATCATTAACCAACTGATAAAAATCCTTGTCAGCTGACATAATAGTACACTTTGAATCTTTTAATGTTGATGTACAGATATAACTTATAACATCATCAGCTTCGAGATTATCGAGAGATAATATGGTAATGGGTAAACACTCCAAGTATTCAACTAAGCGAGTGAGTTGAAGTTTCATTGATTCGTGTTCATCATGTGGTCCACCTACCCAATCAACATTTCGATTCAATCTACTTCGTACTTTTCTACCAGCTTTATATTGTGGGTATACTTTTTGTCTTGGTTTAGATGAATTCTTACCATCAAAGACTATTACACATCTTGTTGGTTTGAATTTATTAATAGTGAATCGAATTGACTTTAGAAAACCAACTAATCCACCGACATGACTACCATCTTCATTCAAAGATGGATTAACACTAAATGCTCTTATAAAAGTATTGAAACCATCTACAACTAAAACATGATCATTTAGTTTTCGTGTTGTAGGATTGGTTTCAATATCATCTTCGTAGTCATAAAATCGTTTTGTTAATAAATTCCTATCATATTCATTACTCATCCGCAAACTCTTCGTCTGTAGTAACATCATCTATACCTAATTGACCAGAATCATATTTTAAAATTATCTTTTCACAGATAGAATCATAAATATATTTTTGTGTATCTACATCAGCGAGTAATGAACCAAAATCTTTTGATAAAAACTTATGGTCTTTACCATCTTGATCAGTAAAAGTGTACCAAGCACCAGCTTGTTTGACTAACTTATGGTCTTTCATTACACCTAACCAACTTCCAAAATCATCAATACCTTTATCAAAGAAAAGTGGAAACTCAGCACTCCTCAATGGAGGACCTAATCTATTTTTAATCACTTGAGCTCTAATTTTGATACCAATGGTATCTTTTTTATTATCTTTGATTTGTCCCATATTCTTTAAACGAATACGAGTGGAAGCGTGAAATGGTAATGCTTTTCCACCACTTGTTGTCCAAGGATCTCCAAACATTACACCAAGTTTTTGTCGTAACTGATTGGTAAAGATTAAACACACTCTTTGTCTAGCAATAAGTTGTGTAATCTTTCTCATAGCTTTTGACAGAACGATTGCCTTTGAAGTAGCCCAACCATCTTTATCAAAGTCAGCATCCATTTCCACCTTAGTGGAAGCAGCTGCCAAACTATCTACGAGTATTGTAACCAATTTGTCTTTACTTGATTCTCTTATCTTTGTAACGATTGTTTCAATTGTATCAAAAATATCTTCTATCGTTTCTAAATGAACATACAACATTTTATCAGTATCAATACCAATTGCTTGTAAAAATTCAGCAGATACAGCAGACTCAGTATCTATATATACGGCAAGTCCATCTTTCTTTTGAGTAGAAGCAAGAGCGTGAGCACCAATAAGTGATTTACCACTTCCCT